CTGGAAGTCCTGAGTTTGAAGAAAAAATGCAAGAATTAGAAGGACAAGATAATAAATATGACGAAGCTAAAAGAGAAGCTTCTAAAAAAATTGCCCCTATGTTTAGTGGTATGTTTTGGTTAAGATCTATTAGTCCTGATATTGAATTAAAACCTTACAGCCCTAGTGTAATGGCTAAAAAAATAGAGGAGGCTTAGTATGGACCCGATAACTATAGGAATGACAGTAGGCGGTGCTATTTTAGGTAAAGTAGGAATGCGTAGACGTAGACGTGAAGAACGTAGAAGAAGAAGTGCAGAAAGAAAAATTGCTGTAAGAACACAACAATCATTAATTGGTAGTATAGAAGGATTGCGTGGTGAATATCAAGAAAGAGCAGGTTTTATAAGAAGTGAATTTGATTTAAGACAGCAAAGTGCTTTGCAAGGATATATGGGCGAAAGAAGTGCTATGGACACAATGGTAGGTGGTACTAATTTGGCTTATAGTGGAGCTGCTGAAACTGCAAGCAATAGACTAGATCAATCATTTAGAACACAGTTAGAAGCAGAAAACTTAGGAGCACAACAACAAATATCATCTTTAACTAGAGGTTTTGAATCAGAGTTAAGAGATGTGCAAGTTGGATTATTAAATTTAGAAAGAACAGCATCGCAAAGAGGATATAGTATTCCTAGCATGGGTGCATCTTTTAATACAAACCCAACAGGGTTAGG